TTCCAAAAGTTGGAATGATGTTAATATTCCCATCTTGGTTAAAACATACTGTTTATCCATTTTATTCTGATGGTGAAAGAAGGAGCATGAGCTTTAACGCACATTATAAATTATGATAATTATTGATATGAATCAAATCACAGTAGCTAGTCTAATGATGCATTTGAATATGACTAAATCTAAAGAACCAGATGAAAACATGGTAAGACACATGATTCTCAATTCGGTTCGTATGTATCGCAGTCAATTTACTGAGGAATATGGTGAGGTTGTACTTGCTTATGATTCCAAACATTATTGGAGGCGTGACTTCTTTCCTAACTACAAAGCAAGTCGTAGGAAAGGTAGAGAAAAATCTGACTTGGATTGGGATGCAATCTTTGAAGTTCTGAATAAAATTAAAGCAGAGTTCAAAGATAACTTACCATATAAGTACCTTGAAGTTTATGGTGCAGAAGCTGATGATATTATTGCTACTCTTGTGAAAAACAAGAAAGAGCCAATTATGATTGTTTCTGGAGATAAAGACTTTATTCAGTTACAAAAATATTCTGATGTAAAACAATATTCACCCATTCTCAAGAAGTATGTAAATGGATATAATCCAGATACCTATATAAAGGAACACATACTTAAAGGCGACACTAGTGATGGAGTGCCTAATGTTCTATCACCTGATAACACTTTTGTAGATGGATTAAGACAAAAACCTTTAACAAAGAAAAAGATTGAAAGCTGGTTGAATGCAAATATTGATGATTTACCTGATGAAGTTAAAAGAAATTACCAAAGGAATGAAACTCTTATCAGTCTTGATAAGATTCCATCTGAGTTGGAAACTGAAATTAATGAAGTTTTTGACAATGCTCCCTGTGGCAATCGAAGTAAACTATTAAATTATTTTATACAATCTAGATTGAAAAATCTTACTGAAACAATTGGAGAATTTTAAACATGGCTAACCCTGTAGAAGTATACACACCGCTCTTTTCAGAAATACTTGAAAAAGTAGCAAAAGCAAAAACTAAATCACAGAAGGTTCAACTCCTTCAAAAACATAATACTGATTCATTAAGAATGTTTTTGAAAGCTGCATTTGATCCTAAATTAGAATGGGTATTCCCAGAAGGTGAAGTTCCTTATACACCTAATGATGCACCAGAAGGAACAGAACATAATGTATTAGCTAGAGAAGCAAGAACACTATGGCATTACATTAAAGGTGCTGATCCTAAAACTCGTCAAGTACAAAAAGAAAATATGTTCTTTCAGTTACTAGAGTCGTTACACGAAAGTGAAGCAAAACTTTTGGTTCATGCAAAGGACAAAAAACTACATCAAGTCTATAAAGGATTATCTTCAAATGTAGTTCAAGAAGCATTTGGTTGGGATGAAAACTTTGTAGTTCCTGCTCCAGAAGAATATCCACAAGGTTCTCGTTCTGCTAATGGTAATGACTAAATTAGAAGCATTAATGCTGGGAGTAAACGTGTTTGATCCCCGAATCAAAAAAATAGTATTTGATGAAACTGCTCGTCAAGACAACACTGTTGAACTAATCGCAAGTGAAAACTTTACTAGTCCAGAGATAATGTCATTGTGTGGTAGTATCTTAACCAACAAGTATGCAGAAGGTTTGCCCGGCAAAAGATACTACAATGGTTGTGATGAAGTTGACAAGGTAGAAGAACTTGCAATTGAATATGCAACTAAACTATTTGATTGTAGCTTTGCAAATGTTCAACCACATAGTGGTGCAAATGCAAACCTTGCAGTATTCAAAGCATTCTTGAAACCAAACGACTTAATTGTCAGTATGGACTTATCTAGTGGTGGACACTTGTCACATGGTGCGAATGTTAATATAAGTGGTAAGTGGTTCGTTATCAAGAATTATGGTGTTGATGATAATGGAATTATTGATTATGATGAAGCAGAAAGACTAGTATTAAAACATAGTCCTAAAATGATTATTGCAGGAGCAAGTGCATATAGTCGAGTGATTGATTGGAAACGATTCAGAAAAATGGCAGACTCGGTAGGTGCAATCTTACTTGCAGATGTCAGTCACTATTCTGGATTGATTGCTGGTAAATCATATCCTAATCCATTTCCTTATGCAGATGTCGTAACATCGACTACACACAAAACTTTACGAGGCCCTCGTGGTGGTATGATTTTGTGGAACGATAAAGAATATAGTAATAAACTTAATAGTGCAGTATTTCCCGGCACTCAAGGTGGGCCTCTGATGCACATCATTGCTGCTAAAGCACAATGTTTCTACGAAGCATTACAACCAGACTTTCATTTATATACTGAACAAGTAATATCTAATGCAAACATGATGGCAAAAACATTCATAGATGCTGATGTAGAAATAGTATCTGGTGGAACACAATCTCATATGTTTACTATTAACTTGAACAAAGAAAAGTATAGTGGTCGTGAATTTGCAGATTTACTAGAAGGAAAAGGTATTACTGTAAATAAAAATGGTGTTCCTAACGACACTCGCGGTTTTATTGAAACATCTGGCGTTAGAATTGGAGTTGCAGCAGAAACCACCAGAGGTAATGATGAAGAATGGTTTAAAATTCTTGCAGAAATAATAATTCGATATTTAAGGTCTTAAATAAATTCTTAAAGCCCTTGACTTTTGTTGATTAGTATGTCATAATGTGTATACAAAATAAAAAAGAGAGAGAAAATATGTCTAAGAAAGTTAAAGATATTTTACTAGGTTTTATTGGTGGTTTTGGTTTTTTATTAATTCTTGGTGTAGCTGGTTCTGATTGTGGTGGTAGTTGTATGGAAGATGCAATGTCACTGCAACAAATGATGTTTTATGGAGCTATTGGTATAGCAATGATAACGTTTTCTATATACGTTTTTAACAAAAGAGATTAAAGGCTTTGACCCAACTGACACACTCTCTCTCATTTCTCTCTCGTCAGTTGGGTCATTTAATTAAAAAGAGAAATGAGAAAGCTTTAATATGAATATTGTTGAAATTTCTGGTGGTTACAAATATCAAAGAAATCTTTGCGACTCAGTTATCAACTATACAATTAAAAAACTATTACCTCGCCTTAGAACATTAGAGATTAATGTTGAACTAACAAACATACCAGATGATGCAACAGGTTATTGTATGATTGGTGATAACAATCGTGAATTTTATATTGAAATAGATAAGAAACTTAATTTAAAAGATATGGTTTTAACAATTTGTCACGAAATGGTTCATGTGAAACAATATGCTCGTAATGAAAAAGCGATTGAAAGTGAAGCTTGTCGTTTAGAACCTAAACTGGCACTTGAATGTTGGGAAAATAATATAATATGAATATATTCCACTTACACAAAGACCCTGTAATATGTGCAGAGATGCACATAGATAAACATGTAGTCAAAATGCCTATTGAGTATGCACAACTAATGTCAACTGCACACAGAGTACTTGACGGAGAATTGTATTTAGGTAAAACTATAAATAATAGAAATATTAAAAGATGGCGATTGTCTGATGAACGAGAAAATGTTTTATACAAAGCTTCTCACATCAATCACCCATCTGCAATATGGGTTCGTGAGTCTGTCGAAAACTATTTACAAATGTATAAACTCTACAAAGCAACACTAGCAGAGTATACAACTCGTTATGGTAAAGTGCATGGTTCAACTAAACCATCAGAGTTACTTGAGAATCCACCATTGAATATTCCTTTTAAGAAAGGAACACCAATGCCTCAATGTATGCCTGATGATTGTAAGGTGGCAGGGAATCCAATTCTTGCTTATAGAAAGTACTACATAAGAGAGAAAAAAGGTTTTGCAACTTGGAAAGGTAGGGAGATACCAGAATGGTACAGGACGACAACTTAGTATATGATCGTTTGCTTAGGAGACAAATCTTAGGCACAGATGGTAAAGATAAAGTTGTCGATTATAAAGAAATAACAGGAAAATATTACAATACTACAATGTCAAAATCTATAGAAATGGATATGCAAGCACTAACAAAATCTTATTATACAGCACTTGAGCGAATAACAGAATTGATTGAAGAAAATAATGATTTAAAGGAAAAACTTAAAAATGCCGACATACACACTTCTTAATACTGAAACTGATGAGATGTCTGAAACATTTTGTTCTTGGTCTGAATTAGAATCTTTTTTAGAAGAACACCCTACATTTAAAACTATAATTAATACAGCTCCAGCACTTGTTAGTGGTATCGCAGGAAGAAGTTTTAAGACTGATGATGGATTCAAAGAAAACATGGCAAGGATATCTGCCGCACACCCCAATTCACCATTAGCTGACCAATTTGGTACAAATAAAGATATAAAAACATCTAAAACTAATGCTGTTCTTAAAAAACACAAAGTAAAAAGTATTGGAAAGTCACACGATTTAAATAATATTTCCAAAGAATATAAGAATAATGAACTTGTAAAGTAACTAAATA